ATAAATCTAAGTTCTCTTAAATAACCTTGTGAATCTTTACCTATAACATTATTTGGGTCTGCTTCTGGTAAATAAATAGTAGCTGTACCACTACCTGAAACATTGTTCCAAGTTAAATCATAAATGTAATCATTAGCATAATCACTACCTGTTAACTCTAATGTTGCACCAGCATACATTGTAAGTTTCTTGTTATCTCTAAATACAGCACCTATTGTTTGTTGGGTACCAATATAAGCTCTACCACTAAAATCATTACCACCTAAGTTTTCCCAACTTTCTAAATCTCTGTTAGGATTAATAACTACAACATTGATTAAATCCTTAGTAGTTCTTGTTTGGGTATCAAAGTTACCTACTACAATATTACTATTACCACCTTGGACTATAATATTTTGTCCAATAGCAACTGATTGATTTGAACCACTGATAATAGTATCTTCACCTCCTATAATAGTTGATAACGTAGTACCTTCGCTAATAGAGGATGTATTTGATTGTAATATAGCACTATTTTCTACATTATTTTCAATCGTATTATTTGTACCTTTAATCGTAACGAACTGCGAATAACCTTGTACTAAGTTACTTGTACCTTCTACTCTGGCTCCTATTACATTATTTTGTACAGTATTATTATCACCTCTTGTATCTATTGTTTCTGCTGATTCATCAACATTATTTAAACCTAAGTTTGTTTGTGAAGTAAACCTTGCGTTAGTTGGTTTTAGAGTATTCCATACTACTTTATCTCCGTAAGTAGAGAAACCATCTCTTTGTGATGCTGGTGTTAATGCTGAACCTGTGTAAATAGCACCTGTTTCAAAATCATTATAAGTAATAAATCCATCAGCACCAAAAGTAGAATCATCAGCTACAATATCAACTGCTGTATCATCTATATCTACTCTTCTTCTTGGGAAACGTAGTTTACGAGGTAATGTTTTAATAAGTTCTACTTCAACACTATCTTCTCTTGTAACATTAGCACCTTTTATTTTATTGATTCTGTAGTAATGTCCATCAATGTGGATATTATCATTAAGTTGAATCTGTGGTATTTCTGTTGGTTCTAAAAATATATTAAGTGTAACTAATCTACTATCTACATCATATAACTCGTTAATATAGAAACTCCAGTAATCATTAAATGCTGTTGATTTAACTTGTCCGTTAAACTGATTCTGATGGTAGTTATAGTGTCCTGGAGAATATGTGTTACCGTAATGTAAATCTCTTGTAGTATCAAAATCAGCAGGTGTTGCTTGTAAATGTGAAGCTAAACCATAATCTGTTTCTGTTTGTATAACACCATTTTCATCTTCAAACCAATATCTACCTGATGCTACTAAGCCTGTAGAGTTAGTTGATATAAGATTACCTACACTTTGTCTACCATTATGATAAACTAAACGAGGAGCAAACTTTGTTCTCTTAAATGATAGTGTTGAATCATCTTTTTCAGCTAATGCTGGTAGAATCATTGTTGGGTTTCCATCTATACCATTTAGAGGAGTAGCACCAAAATATTCACCTATTGTTTTTACACCATTAGCTAAATCACTTTCACTTACATAATCGAACTCGCCGTATGTCTTGCCTGTAGTTCTTTTATGATATCGCATTAAAGCAATATTATCATCTACATCTGTAAACTTAATGTTTTTAGGTTGATTTTGTAATGGGTGTGTAATGTTCCATTTCTCGTTATAATCAACTTTATTACTCCAATCAACTATTTCGCCAGCATCTACCCAATCATTAAACGTTTCAATACGTAAAACATTTCTTTCGTTCTTAACAGGTTCGATAACTAAGTTAAACTTTGTAATCAATCCTTCTATAAACTCTGAAATAATAACATCACGATATATTGGTGCTAAATCAACATTACTACCTATAATAACACCTGGTCCTTGTAGTAGTTGGAATCTTGATTGTGATGATGATTTAATCCTAAATGTTTGCGTACCTGAAGCTGTTTCTGTATACACAACAAATATCTCTATTTCATCACTACTTATTAATGGAAGATTTTGTGTTGAAAATGATAATGTACCTGATGTTAAGCCTGTTAAATCAAATGTATAGTTTTGTAACACACCATTAGCTGCAAATGGAGCTCCATTCTTATATACTTTAAATGTTACAGACCTTGCATCTAAAGGATTATTAAAGTTTAGAATCTCGTACTGAACAGCTACACCAAACTGATAACTACCATCAGCACCTGCTGTAAATGTTGGGTCACTATATTGTCCAGCATTATCATAAAACTCTACTGGGAAGTTTACTACAGCTATTGGTTGTGTATCTGTATAATCTTGATTTGCATTAGTATAAGCTAAGAATGATTGTGAAATAGGATTTACTGTGTTAATACCTTTTTTATCATCCTCTGTAGCTAATAAGTAAATATCATCTGTGTATGAACCTGAACTAAATAATGATGAAGTATATGTGTATCCTACACTATCAAATATTGTATCTAAACAATCTCTTACTCTAATAGCAGGTTTGAAATCATCTACTCTAATAGGAGAGTTATAGTTGGTAAATGTTCTTGGTTGTCCACCACTTTTAATCTGTGTGTCATTAACATTATCGGCATCAAATCCATAGTTAATCAATGGATAAAATACAGAACCACTTAATAATGTCTTATCCCAACTATCTACAATGTTTTGATAAGTGTAATCGTGATTAAGTGATGTAAAATCTAAATCACTAAATGTCTTGTCTTTGATTAGGAAACCAAAATCAACTGTTTCATTAACTACTACTACATTGTATAAATCATTACCTTGATTATCAGTAACAACAGATTCTAAATATAGTTTACCAGTAAATATTTCTGTACCATCTTGTAATACTTGACAAGGTACAGTTTTGATAAACGAAGTTGATGGTGAAGAACCTACATCATATAGATTACCAAAAAACTCGTTATTGGCTTTTGAGGGAGGTAAAGTAAGTTTCTGTGATGATACACCGAATGCTTGCCCAATATCACCTGATTCAATAGCTGAAATATCAAGTTTAAATGGGATACTCTCTAATAGGTCTAAGTCATACTTTACCCCTAAATCATTTATACACCTTAGTATTGTCATTATAATCTACTTCTTTGTCCGTTTGAATATTGGTATTCTGCTGTATATCTAAATAACTTTTGACTACGTGGATTTGTTTTCTCTGTTACACTTACATTGTTAATTACCACGGGTAAAAACGTTGTTCCTTCTTGAACATATACGTCCGTGGAAAAGAATAGTTCACGTAAATTATCCGCGTCTGTCTGCGTTAAATAATCACTATTTGCTGTATGTTGTTTGTCAACAGCATTGTAATAGTTATTTCTACCTCTTCTTGATTTATTGTAATCAACACTATTATCGGTATTTGAAAAATCTACAAATGATTGTTTGTATTCTTGTCTTTCAACATTAGCAACAGTTGTTTCTGCTAAACTGAAATTATAATAATCCCAAACACCATATGAATTTTTATAAGCAAATCTTACTCCATCATACCCACAATTAGCAGTTGTAATATTAAATCTATATTCTCCCCATACTCCATCTTGATTGACGGATGTATCTGTAGCTTGGGCATTAAAGGTTATTGTGTAATAAGCAGTATCACCTAAAATAGGAACACCTACATCCTCTAAGTTTTGTGGACCCGCAGGGTAATGAACTAAACGTGTTGCCTCACTTTGTGAAGTATAAACTTCATTCCAAAACTGAGCACTTGATGTCCTTAATCCTGTAAACGTATCGTATAAAATATCTGTATCTAATAAACTACCTGTAGCATCGTATTGTCTGTAAGTAGCGGCAAATACATCTTGTGCTGAATTTGTGTTATCACCATTACCATCTAAATTACCTCTTAGAATAGAGATTGTATGATAATCACCTTCTCTAACACTATTAGTATCAAAATCTGTTAAACCAAACTGATGGGTAAACGTAACATCATCTAATGGATCTTCATTTTGATACTTAGAACCACTATCCCAATTCCAATTTATTAATTCATTAGGATTAACTACACCATCTAATAAGAAAAATATTGATGTAGGTTGTGTTACTGCTGGATCACCAGGTGAGCCTGCTCCGTTATATAATGTTACTGATGATGAAGTTGATGTACCATATTCTTCACCAAAGTAGATATTAAAATCACCTCCACTAAAACTATTAGTTTGTGGAGTAGTTGTTTTCCAAGCCTCATCTGTAGGTCCTAATTGTGTAGGTAAAATATTTCCAAAATCAAATACACCTTTAGATGATGGGTTAGGTTGTTGTTTTACGCGCTGTATAAGCGTGTTACTTTCGTCTTTGATGTCTACCACGAACTGAAATTGTGGTTGCGTTACTTGCGTTGAAGTACACAAATAAACCAAATTATTATCCACTATATTTGGACTGGTAGGGAATTGTTGTAATGATACTGCCATGTTATCCTATTTCTGCGTAGTTATCTTCTATATAATCATCAATATCTAATGCTGTTGCCTCTCCAATGTTTGTTAGGTTTCTTTGTACAACATCATCTAATGATACTTGAATGAATGGTTTTGGTTTTTTAAACCGTTGTCCTTTCTTTTCTATGTTTTTAGCTACAGCCCAAGCAAATTGTGTTGGTGTCATAGCCATTGGTACACTTATTCTTTTTTGTTTAATCCAATCTATAATAGCACGTACAGGAGGCATACCACCTTTCTTACGTTCACTACCTTCATCTACATAAATACCATATAATGGTAAAGTAATAGGTTGTGTAATTACACCTTGATCTACTGTTGTAGGACCTGGTTTAATTGAACGTGCTAAGTTACCTGTAACAACTGAATTAT